GTTATACTAGAGGATGGATCTTGGTCGTTGATTATTAGAACTGGGTACTTTAAGACAGCAAAAGCCGTAGAAGATTATTTTAACTCGTACTTTGACGAGTATAGTAGAATCGATAACGATCTACACGAAGCGACAAAACTTAGAAAACAGTGGTCTAAGGAGAACGATACAAGAACTCAGATGAACATCGTTGACAGTCAGGGGAATTTTGTTAAAACTTTAAATTCTTGTGTTCAAGGTATCTGCGCTAGAAATAGAGATAGTATCGATGGTGGATGTTATAGTGATGCTAAATGTTGGGAGCAACATAAAGAAAAAACTAATGAGTCGTTTCATCACATCCCAATATCAAAAATTATCTCTAGAACTAAAATGACTAAGAAATTATAATTTTTAGACAGAAAAAGAACTTCCGCAGCCGCATGTTGTTTGTGCGTTTGGATTTAATACGGTAAATTGAGAACCCATTAGGTCTTCTAGGTAATCTAATGTAGCGCCCTGCATGTACTGAATACTCATAGAATCGATAAGAACCTTTCCGAAGGTGAAGTCATCGTCAGCAGGATCATCAAAGACGAATGAGTAAGTGAATCCAGAACATCCACCACCTTGTACTGAAATTCGTAGGTAGTTCTCTTCATTCTCGACTAACAATTCATCGATTTTATTTGTAGCGTTTTCTGTTACTGTAATCATACTCTGAAACTTTCTCCGCAACCACATTTGTCGCGTTCGTTCGGGTTGTTAAACTGGAATCCTTCGTTGAGACCATTTCGTACAAAGTCAACTGCCATTCCATCCATGTACACTAAACTTTTTGGGTCTACAAAGATCTTGAAGTCGTCATAGTCAAACACTACATCATTCGGATCCAGTTCATCTACGTATTCCAATACGTAGGCTAGTCCAGAACATCCAGTAGTCTTAACTCCGAGTCTTAACCCCAAACCCTTACCACGTTTTTGGAGTTGAGTTCTTATCTTTTTACTTGCTGTTTCGCTTACGGTAATCATCTACAGCTGCCTTAATTGCGTCTTCTGCCAATATTGAGCAGTGGATTTTTACTGGGGGTAATGCTAGTTCTTCGGCGATTTCGGAGTTCTTAAGGTTAGCAGCATCATCAATATGCATACCTTTAACCCACTCAGTAACGAGGGACGAACTTGCGATTGCTGAACCGCATCCATATGTTTTGAAACGAGCATCTCTAATAACACCATCACTATCAACCTTAATTTGTAACTTCATCACATCACCACAAGCTGGAGCACCTACCATGCCTGTGCCAATACCTTCTTCGTCTTTCGCGAAGCTACCCACATTGCGTGGGTTTTCGTAGTGATCGATAACTTTAGTAGAGTATGCCATACTCTTATTTATTCGTCTTTGGTGTAGAAGATATACCGACGTTTGATGATACACTCACTCTGAAATTTCTAGATCTATTCACATCAACAGAATGCAACAAGCATGCTGGAAAGAAAACAAGATTCCCTTCAGTTGGTTTGATTCTTTTGTGCTTAATCCCGATGATGTTACCTTCGCTCTCCCAACCCCAGTTAGCACCACCACGTGGATCTACTAACAACAAGTCACCACAATCTGGTGGTGCCGAGATATAGTAAGTGCAAGCGATCAATGCGCTTCCATGGTTGTGAATTGCCAGAGAAGAACCTGGACCATTTCTATTCACCCAGCCTCTGTAGATAGCTGGTTCGTTTTGCATGGACTTCGGTAGATACTCAGCAATAGAGTCACCTACTGTTTTTAGAATATAACTTTCCAGTTCGATGATTCGTGGCAGTCGATGTTCCCACAGATTAAATGGACCACCACCTGCATGAATGGTGGCGATCTCTGCTGAGAGTTCATTATTAAATTTAGAATCGAACCCACTCTTTACATCCCAGACTGGAGTCGACCACCACTCATGTTTACTCATTTTGATTTCTCAATTTCATCTCTGTATTTGGCTTGGAGTTTTCTAACTGTAGCGACTGACTTGGTGTAAAACTGATCAGCAGATTCGTTTGGAACTTTCATTCCAGACGCTTTGAAGATTTCATCAGCACCAACTCTAGCTTGTGCATCATTTAGGATGATAGCAATGGCTTTACGACGAGTTTCATCCATTGACTTTGGAGCCACTGTGATGTTAAACACATATGGTGCATCGATACCAATTTCCGTCAGCGTCTTAACCTTTGGCGCGTTTGGTAGTCGAGTTGGACAAGAAGCAGCAAAGGCTTGTAGGTTTGGATTCTTAGTCTTCATGGCTTCATATGATTCATAACGATCGATAACCATAAAGATTCCGTTATTACCTGCCATATTCACTAAGGCATCGTTGTTTGACTTAAACACAATGTATCTGACACCGAACTTATACTTCTCACCTAGAGCCAGCGCAGTTAAGTGAGCAGCATTACCAAAGCCGACACCACCAACTGTTAGTTCTTTGTTGGCACTGATTGGTCCATTAGTGATGACTGCCCAGCAAGCATCACCAAGGGTATGAATAGGAATGTAGTCTGATTCAGCCAACTTACCAGAAGCAACGTTCTCCACAAACGCAGGTGCAATAATACCAAGACTATTTGAGTCCATGGATTTTAGCGCGATCATCTGGTTACCACCTGGACGGAACTCCAACACAAAGGTATAGATCTTCTGCGCTTTGTTAGCTTCATCGATGATCTTATACATAGCAGGTGTGCCAGAATGTGTTGGGCTATAAGGTGATAAGATCTTGATAGTCTCTGATGCAAAAGCAGAACTACACATCAACATTAAAATTGCTACAAAGTTCTTCATACTTTCTCCGTTTCGATATTACATTTAACTAAAAAATTCAACCCATCTTCACTACGGTATGAGTTGCGATAATACACATGCTTAATGCCTGCGCCGTAGATTAACTTAGCACACTCAACACAAGGAGCATGCGTGACAAAAATAGCAGCACCCTCTCCTGATTCAGAAGACTTCGCCAACTTAGAGATGGCATTGGCTTCTGCGTGAATGACTTCTGGTTTGGTTACGTCTTCTGCGATATGAGTCTGTGGATTAACATAGCGATACTCGCACGTGTTGTCCCAGCCAGCAGGTGTTCCATTGTAACCGATAGATGTGATGCGATTGTCTTTGACAACCACAGCACCGACTTGTAATCGCTTTGCTGAACTCAACTGAGCGAAACGCTCTGCTGTGTCCATGAAGGCTTCAATCCATTTTTGTTTCATAATCTTTAAAAATCTCGTATGATTGTTCGTATCTCAAACCATCTAATTGAATAACAAATGTTTTTCGAGTAGGTTTTGCGGCAGTAGCTATCCTATGGACAGAATGGTGTGTATGGTTATTGAACAAGTACCAAGAACCTCTTTGCAAGACTTCAGTATGAGAAAGATTTAAATTCTCTGGTGGAGCATATTTCAAATCTCTTTCAGTGAACTCTCCTACCATCTCATACCAACAAGTTTTAAAATCTGGAGGAGACATAACAAAATATAAACCACTTGTTCGTTCGTGGTCTCGATGGGGCATCATATAATCACCATTTCGAAATATCTGTGCCTTAAACGATACATTTATATCTTTAAAAATATCTGGCAAAGAATTCAATATCTTAGAATGTAGTGGTTCTTTAACATTATAAATGGTTTCTATATAACGACGATACCCAGTATAAAGATCTCCATATGTCTCATGTAACTCTTTAAGCCATTCAACATCCTCTGGTTTATATACCAAGTCTTCAACACCAACACTATCTTTAAATGCTACAAGCTGCATTTTCTTCCAATAAGGAAGAATCTCCTCGAACTGATTAGTAGTATCAACAAACCCATTACGAATAAGCCTCTCAGTTTCTGGCATGGAGAGATTTAGTTTAGTCACGTACGGATTCATTACATTCTCATTATCTTCTGTATTAAGTCAGTAGCTTCTTTCATCCCGTCTTCTTCCATCTCATCGTCAAACAATTCGTCTTTTGCCATCTGTATCATAACCAAGACGCGCATAGCATCATCTTGATTCATACTGTCCAGCATCATCTTGAATTCATCTTCATGAAGGCTTAGAAGAAAGAGAAGAAATTCTCTGTCTTCATCTTCAAGATGTCGCACGTTTCTGTTCGACTGGAGCAATGAATCCAGCTTCTGTTACGAGTTTAGAGGTAATCTTCTTATACAACTTATGCAAGGCTTGGTCTTTAATCGCGATAAGTGCCGTGGCTTCGTCTGGGTGTACACCTTCCAGCAAAGAGATGAATAAAGATTCACGCTTTAGTGGTGTAAGGTCTGCGCGACAGAACACATACAGTCGACGCATCTCGTTAAACAAGTTAGTCGGTGTCATACCCATCGGCTCAGCAGCTGGCTTAAATGGTGGTGTGCCTTCTGGAAGAATCATCTTCTTGGCTGGGTCGAATGCGTATTCGAAGGCTAGCTTTAGGACAGCATCACCTTTGTAATTGTTAATAGCTTTTGGATCATTATTGATCTCATCAAGCATCTGGGTCAGATATTTTCTCATTAAAAGTCCTCTAGGTCATCCAATAGTAGGCGACACTTGTGTGTAATGAGATAGTTCATTATAGACATCTTGTCACCCTTCGGTTTGTTATTTAGATAGGTAATAACGATCTCTTCATCAACATCTGGTGGAATGTTATCAAATGCCACGAGTACAGAGTTACGTTTCCAGTTACGTTTCTCGTCATCTGTGCGACAAGCATCATAACCCAATTCAATAAACTCAGCAAGACGTTTAGCCGATACTGGCTTTTGGCGTTCACCGATAACAAACACATCATCTTTGGAAAGAATGTTCGGGATACCATCGCCAGCGTCACCCTTAACGATGTGCTCGATCATAAACTCTTTGATTTCTTTCTTAGAAGCAGTGATGAACTTTTTAACCATCGGTGACCATTGGTTCACATTCGGGTACAGTTGTAGTTGCTTAAAGTCTTTATCAGAAGAAAGAATCAAAACCTTTTGAGGTTCTTCAACAAGACCTTCTTGAACCAATTGATTCTCTTGAACCCATCGTGTCAAACAAGCGATAACATCATCAGCTTCGGCACGGTCTACGTGAACAACACGATATGGAAAGTGCTTGGCGATATCCTCACGCAACTCAGTCAACGTATCAAAGATTAGTTTCCAGTCTAGGTCAGACGCATCACGGTTC